GGGTGGCGGGTCGGGAGGCGGGCCGACGGTGACCGAAACGGTTTCCCCGTCGCCGTTGGCGATGTTGCTGATCCACTCCTTCATGCTGCGGCCTCCCGATGTTTGCGTAGTTCGGTGTAGACAGTGTGCTCGACCACCCCGCAGGCGTCGGCGATGCGCTTCTGGGAGATGCCCCGGTCGTTGAGCACCTGCCAGAGGGCACGCCTGACCCGCCCCGTGTTGGCCATCCCCTCCTGATAATCGCGCAACTCCTGGGTGAGGCGTTGGGCTTCGCCCACCAGGGCTTCGGTAGTGGTGGTCTTGGGTTCCACTTAGCCTCCCATCGCTCGGACGTTGGCCGAGACTGTTCGTAGTGAATCCATCCGTGCCCGGATGGTGATGAGCGACTGCTGGGCGGCCTTCTCTCGGGCCTCCAACAACTTGAACCGTCGCTGTTCTTCCTTGGCCATCAGCCCCGCCCGGGCTTCTTTCTGCGCTGCCGTCCACCGTGGGCCGTTGCCGGTCGCCGAGTCGACGATCCGCACCAGGGCGGTCCAGTACCGTTCCTTGTAATCGGCTTCGGCCACGGCACGTTCCTCGGCCAACTTCTCGTAGTTCTCGGTTCCTTCTTCGAGTTGGGCACCGAGTCGGAACAGCAGTTCCTCGACCTCGCCCTGGACGATTGGCCCGGCGGGCATCAGAACGGCTCCCCCTCCGGTGGAACGTCAGCGTCGATGGCACCCTTCTTCGCCCCGGTAGAAGTCTTCTCGACGGTGGCGGTCGCCCACCTCAGGGACGGGGCGATTTCCTCGGCCACGACCTTGACCTTGGATCGCTTCTCGCCGTCGCTGTTCTCCCAAGTGTCCTGTTCGATACGGCCGTAGACCACGACCCTGGTTCCTTTGCCCAGGGATTCGGCGACATGCTCGGCGAGATCACGCCAGCAGGTCACATCGAAGAACGATGCGATGTCCTGGTCGTCTTTGTCTTTGCGGTTCCAGGCCAAGCCGAAACTCGCCACGGGAACCCCGTTGGCGGTGTACCTGAGTTCCGGGTCGCGGGTCATGTTGCCCACAAGGGTCACGGTGTTGTCAAATGCCATCTGTCGTGTCTCTTTCTCTGGTTAGCCGTCGATGTCTCGGCGGCTTGGTGGGGCCAGCACCGGGTGTGCTGATCCGAACTTGTCCTCATACGCCTGGCGTTTGGCCTCGACCATGTCGACGACCTCCCCCTCCTCGTCGAGGTCTTCGACCTCGCTGAAGTCTCGCTCTGCCAACCGGCGTTTCAGATCGAGGATCTGAGCCAGGTTGGCTTGCTTCACCTCCTCGGAAAACGGCTCGTTCATAACTCGTCCGGGGTGATCTTCAACCGCAGCCCTTCGGTGGTGGCCGTCTGTGGGGCGTTGAAGATGATCTTGCGGACATGAGCAGGGCTGTCGCCCCCCAACACGCCAGCGTCGACCAGCCCGTCGATCGCCGCCTTGACAGTCGGGTAGCAGGCCGCCACATCGGCTTCCCACCGTCGGTTCTTCTGGAGCGGGGTGGCCTCGATGATGACCCGCTCATACAGCGGTGTCTTCGCCAAGCGGGCCAGCCAGTACCAGCGTTTGCGGGCTTCGCCGACTTCTTGCGCGCGTTTCATGTGGTGCCAGCGGCGCTCCGCGTTGGCCGTCCAGGGCCGGGTGTTGTCTTCGAGGGTCACCGTCTCGGCTTGTACCATTGACATCCCCCTAGCCTAACCGCTCCCAGGCCCAGCCCTGGGTCTCCTAGAAGAACCGGAAACTGCCCCCGATGGGAGCAGACTTGAGCAGCCCGACCTTGGTTGCCGAGGTCGGGTTGTCGTGAATCCAATCGTGACAGGCCCGGCACACGGCCACCGTGTTCGCCGGGTCGAGGATCGAGCCGCCCCTGGCCCTGGTCAGCGGTTCATGGAGGTCGACGGCCAACCCACCGCACCGATAGGCGTGGGTGTTGAGGCGGTCGGCGTTCGCCCTCCCGTGGGTCTCCAACCGGTGCTGGTAGATCCGCGCCCCTGCCTCACACAGTTCCCGCCGGGCCAGTTCATCACGAACCATGACCCGACGTTGCCCCGCGTCGCGCTGCCGTTTCTTGCTTCTCGACCGGAGGCGGGTCTTGCGTTTCAGTTGGCTGCGCGACCGCAGCGGTGTCTTACGATTCAGCGGGGTGCGCTTCATCTAACCGTTGCTGTCCCAGAGGAAGTCGAGGCCACCGATCATCCCGCCCCCCCGCAGGAACTCGACAGCAGCCGACAGACGGAAATGAACCTTGCCGGGTGTACCAGGCGGGTACCGGTCCTCCAGCAGGATGACCGTCTGCTCGAACGGCCAGCCCTCGTACTCGGCGTCCCACAGGTCGTAGCCGTCGGGCACGACGACCTCGGGAAGTGGTTGCGGTTCGTCCTCCGGTGGTTCCGGTTCGGGATCTATTGGGATGGTCGTAGTGGTGGTAGGGGCGGGCGGCTGAGTGGTCGTGGTCGTGGGTTCCACGGTTGTCGTGGTAACCGGAGCCTGAGTTGTAGTGGTCGTCGGCGTGACTGTGGTTGTCGTCGTCGTCGTGGTCGTCGTGCCGGTTGGGGGCCGAGTCTCGGTCGTGTGCGTCGGCGGGTGCGGTAGCGGATCTATCGGCGCGGCCTGCCAAACGCCGCTCGCTCCTAGCGCGCATTGGTGGCCCCAGTTGGTCATCAGGTGCGGCCACGGTTTCACGGCCCACCAGGGGTCGTCGTATCGGAGCATGTCACCGGTCTGGTAGTCGATGTACCAAATCTGTTCTTGCCACGGACGCTCGTCGTTCGGGTCACATGGAGCGTAGACCTGGTCGTGGTCGGCTCCCGCTGGCCGGATTGTCCACAGGGTTAGTACCAGCACGGCCACGAAGGCCGCGTACAGCAGTCGTCTCACGGTCGCCTCCTATCCTTCGGCCTGCGGTTGCGTTTCATCCGGCGCTTGATGCGTCGCTTGTACGCGGTCCCCACCACAGGTCGGAGGAGGTGTCCCTGTTCGTCGCGTCCCTCGGGGATCGCCTTCGGTAGTTTGGTGACCTTCCACTCGGTCATTCTTCCTCCCAACAGGTTCGGCTCGGATTCCAATGCCGCTCGCCGCCGCCCTCGTAGAACAACCAGGCAGCGACAGCGACGTTCGCCTCGCCGTGGAACGGATGATGGCCGGACCACCCCGCTGCCGCCGACCGGTCGGTCCAGAACTTGGCCAGGTGCTGGAACCAACCCAGGGCGAGGGCAGACGAGACCTCCACCGAGGAGACGTCCGAGGGCTGGGCGCTCGACTCGCAGAACGCGACGCGCAACGCCCACGGGTGGTCGACGGGTCGGAAGTGCCGCCGGACGAGTTCACCGAGGGAAGGCCGGGCCAATGCTGACCCCGTGTCGAGGTTGTCGAACTCAGGGTAGAACACCGACAGGGCGACCAACGGCCCGCCGAGATAGGCGACATGGGCGCGGCGAGTCTTCGGCCCGTACACGCCGTCGACGGATTTCAGGTCGAGCACCATCTGTAGTTCGACGACCTCGGGGCTTCGCTCATACATCGGGTACTGGCGCTGGGTAACGGCTGGGACGGTCGCAGTCGGTGGGGCAAGGGTGATCTGTGCGGGCCTGGGAACCGGTGGGGCTGTTGTCGTCGTTACGGATGGCAGGGGCGCAACGGTTGTGGAAACCGTCAGAGGGGCTGTCTGGGGATCGACGTCAGGCTGGTTACAGGCTCCGGCGAGGACGAGTGCCGACCCGATTCCGCAGGCCACAATCCGGTAGATCATCAGCCTAAGTCGTTCATCGTCGTCCACCCGGTGCCCGAGTAGAACCGGTGGGTCACTACCCCGTCGGAGTCCCGCCGTTCGTTCGGGTTGACCGGCTCGACGGTCGTCGCTTCGCGGCGAGCCAGGTCGCGGAACCGCTCGATGTGCTCGGCGTCGCGGAGCAGCAGCCCCAGGTCGTTGAACGTGCGGCCCCGGTCATTCTCGCCACAGTAGAACGGCTCGTGACGCCAGCCGACTACCGCGTCGAGTAGATCCTCGACAGGGAACTGTTCGAGCGAGCGCCGAATCAACCGCCGCCGCTTGTCGTCCAACTTGGATCGCTTGCGGCCCGTCGATTCAGTCCAAGCGTCGAAGATGATCCGAACCTCATCGGTTTGCCCTTCTTCTTTCTGTTCAAGTTCATTGGTTAGGTTCAAGGGAGGCCCATTTCGACCCCCTCGGAGGAGGCCCGTTTCATCCTCCCCGTGGGGGACCGTTTCGTCCCCCTCCCCCACCGGGACGAGAAGGGTGTAAAGCGGGGTGGTTTCGCGTCCCGTCTTATCGTCGGTCCGGCGCTCCACTTCGAGAAGGTGGGCATCTTCCAACTCCCGCCGTGCCCGACGTAGAGTCGCGCGGGCCGTGCCCTCGGGCATCATCTCCAAGAGCCGCCGCCTCGACGGCCAACATTGACGCTCGTCGTTGGCAAACTGGGCCAGGGCTATCCACAGGCGTAGAGCGGTTGGGGATAGTCGCTCGGCCAGGACAACCGTCGGGAAGACGACCACCTCGTTCTTCAGCCATCGTCGGCGCAGTCGGCTAGGTTTGTTCATCGAGGACTCCCTTCCTCATTCCCGTTGCGGCCGGGACGGCGGGTCTTTCTCTCACCGCCGTCCCGGCTGCGATTCAACTACTGCCCATCAGAGTCAAGCGGGGCTACTGATGATAGGCCCTCCAGTAGTTCAGCAACAGCGGTTCGGTTCGGGATGTTGTCTCCGAAGGTGTCGGCCCAAACGTCTTTCGCCTGCTCCATGTCACCACCCACCGCGTCGAGGACGGCGTGCTTGGCTTCAGCCACCGGCATCAGGTCGTCGTCGACAATCTCGGCTTCGATGATGTCGCCCTGGGCGTCGACCTCGGCTCCGAGTTCCTCGGGGACGTAACCGGCCCCCAGTACAACGTCGGGGAATAGGACACGGCACAACTTCGCCACGGCCCGCCAAGTCAACATGGCGTCCTGGTATTGCTTCCAGTTGCGCTTGTCGGCCAGCCCCGCAGCCTTGGCGTCGCTCATCGTGAACGACGCTGAGTGCTCGTCGCCCGTGTCGGCCCGGGTGCCGTGGGCGACCGCCCCGTCCGGGTTGACCTCGACGGTGACCGAGTGGCCTGCCTGCCGGACGAGGCCGAGCATCGACTCGGGTCGCATGGTGGCGGTGCCTTCGATGACATGGAACTGGCGCATCGAGGTGACGGCATCCCAACCGTAGGCCCGTCCCGCCAGACCAGCAGCCACGATGTCGGCTGCCTTCTTGCGGTAGGCGCTGGGGATGATCGTCGAGTTGGCCAGTACATCAGCCTGGCGCACGATGAGGTCGAACGACGCGGCCTCGGACATCGGGAGTAGATCGGTGCTCATCAGACCCTCCGCGCAGTGATGATCTTGATGGACGCCTGCCACTCGCGGCGACAATACTCATCCTCGTCGACGCCGACCTTCTTCAGTTCGGTCCATCTCGGCTCGGGCCGGAAGCACCGCTTGTGGAGGTCCAGCGCCACCTCATCGGATGAGCGCATCGCTCCGGTGGCCTTGTCGATCCGCAGGTCTTCCCGCTGGGCCGCATGGTCGACGAACTTCACCAGGGCTTCCCGGTCGATGTCGACCCGCTTCCAGTTGCCGGTGCGTTCAGCGACGATGCCGTCGTCGAGAACAACCCGTTGCTCACCCTGGTCTTCCATTTCCAGAGCGGCTCGGGTCTTGACCGCCGAGGTCGCTGCTCGGATGTTGCGGTTGGCGTTATCAAGGAGGTTCGCCATCTTGATCAGATCGGCGAGGCCCACCTCCGGGGCGTCGAGAAGCGACTCGGACAACGCTTCGATTTCTTCGGCTGCTTCGTAGGGGTCCACTGGATCTCCTTGTCTCGGGTTGGCTGGTCGAAACGACCACCGGTTCAAGAGTAACCCTAACCACCCCCTGTGACGGTCCTGTTCGGGGGTCACCCAGGGCGAGCCGCCAAAGATTTCTCCAAAGATTTCTTGACCAGGGCAAACACGGCCCGATCGGGAGCAAACGCCCAGGTCGAGACTTGGCCGGGGTAGGTGCGATTTATCCCTAGCCCCCCCATCTGGTAAACTGGTGGGGATGGGTACAACCGAGAGGAGATTCCATGACCACCATTCACGACCCGCTCGACCTCCCGAGGCCGAGAACCGACAACCGGCACCTGCGTGGCGTTGTCCGCTGCCGCTCCTGTTCCTGGTACATCGGGCGCAGGATGCTTCGACGCGATAACGGCGCTTGCCCGATCTGCGACGCCGAAGTCGAGGACGACCGATAATGGCCGCCTCCGACAACCAACTCATCGACGGGGTCGGTTTGCGCGACCTCGTCCCGACCCCCTGGGCGGTCGACGCAGCCTGCGCCGACGCTGACCCGTCGCTGTTCTTCATCGACCACGGCGAGTCAGGCAACGAAGCCAAAGTGATCTGTGCCGGGTGCCCGGTCCGCTCCGACTGCCTCGGTCATGCGATCGAGACAAAGGAGCGGTTCGGCATCTGGGGAGGTCTAACCACAAAGCAGCGCCGGGTCGAGGCCCGACGCAGGAAGGAAGAAGCAGCATGAGCACCACCCAGCGAGACGAGGTGGTTCGTCGACTGTCGCAACTGCTAGTCGACGACCCCGACACCCAGGCCTACGTCAAGGCCTACCTCTTGGAGCACAAGTTCGAGAGAGTCCCCGTCGAGGACGACGGCGTCGCCTACGACATCTGGTATGCGGAGATCACCGAGACGCTCCGTGGCCTGATGCGGGATGTGATCGACAACCTCGAACACGACCCGGAGGAGGCGACCACATGAGCAAGAAGAAGCCGACCCCGAAGAAGGTCTGGCAGCCGTTGGTCAAAGACCCCGAGTGGTACCGCGAGGAGAAGCGAGCCGAGGTCGCCGAGATGGTCCGGGCCAAGTTCCCCGACATCGGTGACGAAGCCCTCGACCAACTCATCTCCGACGAGACCTGGGGCAACGACCGCTACACGGTCAACGTCCACCTCCTCGACGGCAGCCGGGACGGGTTCGTCGAGTTGGCAGTCCACAACCACAACCGCACGCCGCACGTCCCCTGGCGGCACCTCCAACAGATCAAGGACGAGGTGGTGGGAGCCGACCGTGAAGCGGTCCAACTGTTCCCCGCCGAGGGTCGACTGGTCGACACGGCCAACGAGTATTGGCTCTACGTCTATCCAGCGGGCAAGGCCCCGATGCGGAAGCGGGGCGTCAAGTTGGGCATGGACTACGGACGCAACGTGGCTTACGACCTGCCGGAGGGTTTCGGCAGCAGCCGCCAATCGCCGGGCATGGTGGTGGCTGATGGCTGACAGCCCCGGAGACCCGCATAACGGCGCTCTGGGGCGCTTCTGGCCTGGTTTGACAGGGTTATCCCCCCGCCCAGGGTGATCGCCGTAGAGCGCCCCTCTGCGGGTGGGGCGATCCCTCGCCGAATCCCGTGGATTGACTTGCCCCTTGTCCCTAGGCCCCCCTATGATCCAGGCATGCGCGAGGACCACCACCAGGACCAGAACCCGATCTTCGCCGCTGGCGGCCGGGTCGACTTCTTCAAGAAGGCCGAGAGCAACCGCCTCGCCACGTTCAACGTCCACGAGTTCTCGACCCACCTCGACCGGGACATGGGCCTCGCCGAGATCATCGCCCTGGCAGCGACGGTCTGCGGGCGGGGCAGCCACCGGGCAGGCACCTTCGAGATCCAGACCGACGAGGGCATCATCAGCCACTCGACGGGCAAGAACCTGGTCCACGCGATCGAGCGGGGCACCAGCCACATCGTCTTCAAGACCTGGGACGAACTAGAAGCCGAGGAGGCAGCATGAGCACCATCACCTACTTCCCGCAGGTAGCCAAGCACGGCATGAAGCCGTGCCAGTTCTGCGGCGAACTAACGGACATCCTCCACAAGAGCCGTGACGGCCAGTGGGTCACCACCTGCAACTCGTGCTTCGCGGAGCGCCAGGGCGTCACGGTCCAAATCTGGACGACAGACTCGGGCAAGCGGGTCATCTCGCAGGCCGGTAACGCCTCCATCTTCCGGTGCGCGGCATGTCACGGGCAGGTGGCCTACACCAAGAGCAAGCGGACTGGTCGCTGGTTCCTCGCCAACGTGGTCCGTAACCGAATCGCCGAGGCTTTCCCGCACTTCCTCGTCACCACCTGCCCGAACAACACGGAGGTCAAGTAATGAACGACATCACCCGCACCCACTTCGACGCTTTCGTGCGCCTCGCACAGTGGCAGGCCGACGGCGACGGGACCACCATCGTCGTCATCGGGACAGACCCCGAGAGGGCCACGCAGCCGAGCGACCTGTTCCACGGGCGACGCCTCGGCGACCACACGAACCTCAACGACGGCCAGACTGTCCTCGCCTTCGTGCGGCCCAACGAGAACGTCGAACTCACCGACGCCGGTCAGGAGGTCGTCTGATGACCGACCGCACCACCGCCGACAGGCAGACATCGAGGTTCGAGTCCTCGACGGTGACGATGGGAACAACAACAAAGGAGAAAGCCATTATGAAAACCAACGCAGTCATCCACCGGGGCGATCCTCGGTTCGACCGCCCGATCACCGTCGACAGCAAGCAGGTCGGCCACCTAAAGCCAAGCGTCGACCGCTATGGGACGCGCCTCTGCTACGAGGTCCAACTACTGGACGGCTCCGGCGCCTGCTTCGACACCTTGGCCCAGGCCCGGACTTGGGTCGAGCGCAGCACCTCCACCACGTTGTCGATCGTCGACACCGTCAAGGTCGGGGCTAACGCCCTCGAACCCGGCATGATCATCTGCTACAACGGGAAGCGACACGAAGCGATCGTCAAGGTTCTCGACGACTTCTTCTACCTGACTTCCCTCGACACGACGCCTGAGGGCATCGAGTTCATCCGCAACCGGCCGGAGTCAAAGCACGCCGAATACCTCAACACCCAGCGCGGCGAGGAATACGACATCGACGCCTCGACCATCCCCTCCCCGGAACCAACCTTGGTGACGGTCACCGGGCCACTCGGGGAGAACCCGGTGACGGTGGCCATCATCCACGACGGCGAACAGGTCTACATCGTCACCCCGATGGACGAGAACGGCTGTACCGAGTCCATCGGTTCCTGCTCCCGCGACCACTACAAGTTGGAAGATCGAGGCCTGTGGCAGTTCAGCCCCGCCGATCGCCAGCGTTACTACGCGGCGTTCAGCGCCCGCACCGAAACCCCCTGGGCGGGCGAGGATCTGGTGAAAGCATGAGCACCACCACCGTCACCGACGAGTTCCAATACCTGCGCGACGACGAGGCCCGGGTCGGCACCGTCGACTACAAGGGCCACGCCTACTTCTGGGCATACGGGTACCGGCACTACATGAGGGGCTTCTACCAGACCCACAGGGCCACCGAGCGTCAAGTCGGGGCGATCCTGAAGAAGATGCGCCGCAACGTCCACCGGGGCTTCCTGGCCCTGGGCCTCGACCTCGACGGCGAGTCGTGGCGACACCAGACGATTATCGAATACCACCACCTGATAGCCACAACGAGACTGGAGGCCCATCATGGGTAACAGAGCAGTAATAGCATTTCAGGAGGAGAACTGGAACACGGTCCAGCCCGACTCGGTCGGGATCTACCTCCACTGGAACGGTGGACCGGATTCGGTCACCGCCTTCCTCGACGCAGCAAAGCAACTGGGCGTCCGGCCCGACGACTACGGAGTCGCCCGCCTGTGCCAGATCATCGGCAACTGGTTCGGCGGCACCCTAAGCCTCGGGATCGGCAAGTGCCGGACCCTGGACACCGACAACGGGGACAACGGCACCTACGTCGTCGACTTCAAGCAGTACGGCTGGACGATCGCCCGGCGCATCCATGAACCCGGTGGGCGTTCTCGGAGAACCCCCGAGCCGTTCGGCTGGGCCGACAGGTCCGAACGGTACGACGGCATCCTCGCCGAGGTGCTGGAAGTCAACCGTCCGATCTTCCAGCCTGAGAAGGTGGCGTCGTGATCGCCGTCCTCTACATGACGAACCCGCTGTGGCAGTTCATCATCGCGCCGGTCGCCCTGGCCGGGTTCGGCTGGTGGCTCCGGGGCCGGGTCGACAGGTACGACAGTGACCCACTCGGCCCCTACTATCTGACCGACGAAACGGAGATGCCATGAATGTCAACCGCCCACCCGAGGTCGCCCACAAGGCGACCTGTTACGACGACGACGGCCAGTTGGAGTGCTGCTGCGAACTGCGCCCCTTGGTCGAGGCCGAGCAGGCCGAACAGATCAGCCGGGCCGAAGCCGAGCGGCTGGTCAACGACTATTCCCTCAAAGCCACCGCCCAGGTGCTCGACACGATCATGCCGGTGATCAACCGATGAGCGCCAACAACGGCCAGGTGGGACTACCCCTCGTCCATGAGATCCAACCTGGCGACGGCTGGCGGTACTCGGTTCTGGTCGCCGATCTCCCCCACGACGGGTTCATGGGCGGCGGCTCGGCCGAGGAATACTGCGTGGTCACGGTGTGGCTGCCCACCGATCCGATCGGCCAGACCTATGTCATGGCGAAGAACGGGACACTGACCACGCGCTACGTCGCCGAGAAGTTCGGCAGGCACGGCTCAGTCCCCGCCGAGATCATCCGGCACGTTGCCGAGGCGATCCGGGGTGCCCTGGGTCGCCCGGGCCTTTCATCGGACGACAGTCAATGACTGTCTACCGCCGCCTGACTTTCATCGTGGCCGACATGAACGTCGACGAACCAGCGGAACTCCTGCCCGCTGTGTTGACCACGATGGGGGCCGTCGAGTCGCCGTTCATCGGCGGGACCGGGATCATGCTCATCGACGTCGACGAGGTGCCACTCACCCTGTCCGAGATCGAGGTGCCCGTTCCGCTCGCCGCCCAGGGCGAGGTCGTCGAGTTCCCGGCGACGTTCGGCCCCTCGGAAGACGAACCTTCCTGACCGATCCCCCGGCCCGCATAACGCCGTTCTAAGGCGAGCCACTCCGGGGATGGCATAACCCTGCGGAACTACCCTGGAATCCCCCCAGATCGCCCCTCTGTGGGCCTGGGAGGCGTCAAACGAGAGCAGCCTGGGGGAGATCCGCTTCGACCCGGCGGGCACGCCCACCGATCGAGTAACCCCGCAACTCCCCAGCCTTGACCAAGTCCCACGCCCACGGCTCCCACACCACACCCAGGAACGGCGTGTTGGCGGGGAAGACCTGCTTGGTGACACCCTGGTCCGGCACCTCCATGTCGGCTTCGATGGGGAACGGCCAAGTCAAGGCCTCGACCATCTCGCCCGCCACCTTGTCAGAGTGCTGGATGAAGATGCGCCGGTCGTCCTTGCGGACCCAATCCCACAGCGCCTTCTGAAGCGTGTCCGGGTCGGTGAACTCCCCGTGGGCATCCTCCATGTCGGGGACGTAGACGGGGCCGAGGGTGTACCGGTGCTCGGCCTGCTTCGCCAGCGGCAGCAGCCCACCCATCTGGGTGCCGATCATCGCCAACTTGTCTTCGACGTCGCCCAGGAGATACGGCGGGGCGACACCACGGGATTCCAGTTCTTCCTCGATGAGGTTGTGAACGATCACATGAGGTTCGGCCACCCGCGTCATGGCGTGGAGGTGGTCGTGGTCGGCGGCGAGTTGTTCGGTCGACGCCGACGCCACCCGCTCGGTTCGGAACTGTTCGATCTGCTCTAGCCGGTTCCGGGCTTCATCGGCCGAGGCGTAACACCCAAACGCCCGCCCGTTCGTCGAGTAGACGCAGAACTGCCCACCCTCCTCACGGATGTCTTTCTGCTCCTCGATGAGCACCAGCGGAACCTCAGGCTCCATCACCTCCGTCATCAACTCCTGCTTGGCGTGGATGATCTCCATGAGTGGAGCGAGGAGCGGCTCGCACTCCGGGTGGTCGATCATCAACCGGTACGCCATCAGCAGGTGCGTCATGGCGTCCTGGCCACCGGCGGTGTCGCCGTAGTCGTGGTCCTTCTCCCACTCGTCGTAACCGGCGGCCTCGACCTCGGTCTGCTCGTTCAGGTTGGCCGCGGGGTGTACCTCCCCGTCACTCAAGAACTGCTGCCGCCGATCGGCAGCCGCCGTCTTCTGCCCGTGGCCCTCGTACAGCCGCTCCATCATCGTCTGACGCGCATCAGTCGCCGTGTGGGTCACCCGGTTGGTCGACAGGAGGACACGCGGCGCGTCGGCGCGTTCCTTGTCGGGCCAGACTTTCAGCCAGGCGTTGAGCACCCGCCGTTTGACGGCTGCTCGATCATCGGCTGGGATCTGAACCCGGTTGCCTCGGAAACCCCCTGGCCCGAGAGCGGCCACGGCCATGCCGATCTGCCGCCGGGTTTCTTTCAGTTCGGGTGTCTCCCAGAGCCGCAACTTCCATGTGGAAACCACATCGGGGTCGCCAACATAGGCGTAGGCCTTGGCCGGGTATTCCAACCCGTCATCGGTCTTCATCTCGGCTTTGGTGACCACTTCGCCATAGGCGTCGACAAGGTTAGTCATGCTGGGGACTCTAACTCATCGGCCGTGTCGGTGTCCTCGCCTCGGACGGGGAACCCCTGCCGGGCTATGAGCAGGTCGACGTAGTCGCGGTTGGCCTCACCCCACTTGGGGGTGCCGTCCGCGTTGAGGACCAGATCAAACCTCATGCCCTCCGCTGCGGCTACTTCCTCGAACGGTGGTTCCATGTCACTCACAGGATGTTTCCTCTCGCTCGCAGGATCTTCTCGACCAAGGGTGCGATGATTTCGTCGAACTCGTCCTGCCTCCATTGAAACCCATTCCAGATCGCCTCGCCTGGTCCGGCGCTGGTGGCCATCGACCCGCTGGCCTGGATAGCCATGTCCTCGATCATCACTGCGGTTCCGTGCCGGGTGGCGAACCACTGGTTGAAGGCCCGCGCCCACAGTTCGTCCGCGCCCAGGCAGTAGTCGATGTAGTACTGGGCTTGCTCTTCGAGGCGCTGAAGGACATCCGCTCCGAGGGACGGGTACGCCCTGGCTCGGGCCATGTGGTACTGGATGATCCGGCGGGCCGCCTGGGAGTTGGTCGCTTCCAGGAAGAACCCCCACAACACTTGATGCTCGGCGGGCATCGCCGACACGGGGATGGACAGGACGTCGGCAGCCCCCCCGTCCTTCACGATCTTGCGGGCTACCCTCATCATGTCGTCGGTGCGGAACGTGGTGCCTGTCCAGACAGATGTCGCATCGGGGTCGACCACAATGTCGAGCCGGTGCCCGTACTCGTGGGCAAAGGTGTTCTGCCGGAAACCCAGACTCTTCATCTTCGAGGGGTCGTCTTGAATCGTGATCTGTGCGACCCCCTCGTCGTCGAGCCACGCGTCGTAGCGGATCTTCCAGTCTTCGATCGCCTGGTTGTACTTGGCCACATCGTCCTCGTACTTGATGACGAGCCGGGCGTACTCGTCTTCGGGGAGCAGGTAACGCTCACCTGTATCTGCGTCTCTGAAATAGCGGCTCGGCCTCGTGGGATACGACGGCCTTCTGGGTTTCGGACCCGACTTGAACGGCCCGAATGTGCCCTCCGGGCCGTGCTTCCCCGGCTTCTTCTTCTTGATCAGAATGTTGGTCGTCTTGCCCCTGATCGGTGCGGGCGGGACAAGCACCTCGTCCAGCCGCTGGACGACCGGCGTGACCGCTTCCCGGTACTGCTTGCTGTTGGGATAGTTGATGTCGTCGGCGACGGTGTGCGGCGAGGAAGGTTTGTTGGCGCTCGGCAGCGGAGGCGGGTCGTCGTAGGCGGCCTGCGGGCCAGGTTTCTGACCCGCTGGTGCCTGAACGGTTGGCGGCTGGGGGGTGATCGGGATGGACGGCGGCGGCTTCCACCCTGGCGGCTTGAACGTAGTGGTGATCGACGGCTGGGTCTTGAACCCCGACGGGAACTCCCAGGTGATCGGATTCTCTGGGGTGCCCGGTCGGAAGTTCGGGTCGCCAGCACCGCGTGGGATGGGAGCGGTCTTGATGTCGTGGGTGAAGTCGAGGTCGCACCGGCAGTTCGGATGGGCCGGAGGGCCATCACCAACCCCGTGGAACGACTGGTCGAGCAGGATCGCCTTGCTGAACCCGAGGTCCGAGCACATCGGGCACACATCGGTCGCCCCGGTGATCCACTTCTTCCCGGCGGTCCTAGGGTCGGCCAACCCGTCGTCGACCGCCTGGCGCATCGACGATAGTTGCCCCTGGACCTGGGCACGCTTGATCTCGGTGCGGGAGATCATGCGGGAACGCGACCGGCGTAGTTTGTTGGCGTAGCGTTGGCTCTTGGCCTGGACCTTGCCGTAGGCCTTCGCCCCGGTTATCCCCCGAGCGGCCAGGGCGTCGGCTTCCCGTTCGGCGAACCGGGCCACCGCCCGCTCCCAGGGATGGGTCAGACCGTGGGCGTTGACGCCACGGAACGACGCCAGGTTGCGGGCCAGCGGAGTCGACGGTGACATCTCGTCGAGCATTTCGAGCAACGCCGAGGCGGTCTGCTGGGAGGTCAACCCGACGACGCTGCGGCCTGTCTCGAACGTCTGGGCGGTGGTGAACGACTCGCCGATCAGGTCACGCACCACCCGCTGCTGTTCCTCCAACATGCCGGTGACCAGGGTGCCGGAACGGAACTCGGCGTACTCGACCGAAGCGGCGTTGACGGTGTCGAACGCCTCCTCCCCTATCGGTGCCCACCGGCTCTGCGGGTGGCGTTCGAGGTGTTCAATCCCGACCTCCTCGACCCGGCGGCGCTTGGTGACCTCACCCTTGGCGTCGGTGAGGCGAAGCCGACTCCCGAGCCGTTTCAGTTGTTCGTTGACGCTGGCTCTGATCCGGTCCTGGCCCATGATCGCAGCCTCGTTGAACGTGGGTTGAAGGATCTCGGCGATCTCCGTGACATAAGGCTCGGCGACCCGCTTGGCGCGGGTCAGGTATTCGCCTGAGGTCATGCGCCCGTTGATCCACCCCTCCGGCGACGGCATAGCGGAGAACATCTCCTCCATGACCCGTCCCACGCTCTGCTCCCGCCCTCGGAGTTTGGCGTCGCCAACCGGACGGAACTTGGGTTGGTGGTTGGACCTCGCCTTGGCCACCGGCCAGGACAGAGGAATGTGCCGGATACGGTTCGGCCTACCGACCCGTACTGTCCCGGGCATCAGACCGCCTCGGATTCCTCCTGCGGAAGCCCTGCGATGGAGCGCAGATGCTCGCCCAGGGCTTCGTCGGGGAGGATCGCCCCGGCCCCGGTCAACTTGGAGACGTAGTCGGCGATGACCGAGATGTCGACCTGGCGTGGCGTCGAGTAGTCCAACTTCGGGTACAGCGACGGCTCCACGCCGTTGAGGCGCATCAGCCTGGGCACCGCGTGGGTGTTGATGACATCTGCGATACCGGCCACCCAGGTCTCCAACGCGTCGGCAAACAGTTGAATCTTGGAAACCGACAAGGCCTGGGTTCCGACCTTGTCGTGGCCCAGGAGGATGAAGTCGGCGAGGCACGACATCGCTATGCGGGCGTCGTAGCGGGCGATGATTGCGTTGGTATCAAACTGCCGTCGCCCACCGGTCGAGAGGAGTTTCAGGTCGTAGGCCAACTGCTTCGTGTCCGGGTCGTAGGCCAACGGGAAGACGATGCCCTCCTGCTCGTCCCGTCGGATGTTGCGGACGATCCGCTTGATCTCGGTCAGCGCCGAGGTCTCCTGGCTGGTCGCGTTGTCACTGAGGAGGTGGGGCGGGACCAGGGCGACAGGCATGCCCGCTAAATCACGCTCAATACCGATGGCTTCGATCTCAGCGATGCGCTTCTGGAAATACCACGGGACAAAGGCGTTGCGGAGGATCGACCGGCCCTGCGGGTTGTTTCGCTTCGTCGTCGTGCGGAACAGGAGGCACTTCTGGATCGGGAGGAACACCTCGCCGGACCCCGAGTTGGTGTCCAACTGCCAGGCTCCGTCGATCCCCCCGGCGTCGTCGAACTTCCACCGGGTGATCGTCGACTGGTCGCGGATGGGCCACTTGCGCCACCCGTAGCGTCCGTCGTTGTAGTCCGATTTCTCCGACGACTTGTCCCGTTCAGCCCCGAGCCGACGCTTGTAGACGATCTCGTTGTACGAGTAGCCGAAGGTGAGCATCGACAGAATCGACGACAGGGTGTCCGGCCAGGAATGGCTCATGTCGGTCATACAGGTCGACACGAATGTCGCCTCGTCCACGGCCCGCTGGTCGTTCGGGTCGGAGGGCGTCACCGTCCATTCGACGCCCCGGACCAGCATCTCGATCGAGTAGAGGATCGCCCCCACAACCGGGTGGTTGTCGGACATCTCCCGGTAGGTGGCGTAGCCCCGTTTGCCTTGGAGTTGCCGGAGGAAGTCTTCACGGACTTCGCCGCCGTACTGGACCAGCCCGGTCGACCCGACCTCATGGAGATCGGTCGAGGATGGGTGGGCCTTGGCGACGTCGTCGGTGAGGGACATCTCAGTCGTACATACCCGAGTCGGCCTCGGAACCGGCGGGCTTGCCCATCGCTACCATCGACGCTGACTTGTCACCGATCGGTAACACACTTGACACATAGCCCTTGATGATCGACAGGGCACCCGGGGCTGCTGCCACCAGGAGCACCTTGACCGCCGAGAGGCTCAGGTCGGTCATGGTCCCGGCGACCCAGAGGCCGACCACGCTTTGGACATACGTGGACAGGGCGCGTTCTGCGACATCGCGGATCTGGTCGAGGTCGAGTTTCATGGTCACTCCTTCTTGGCCGCGGGCTTCTTAGCCGGGGCCTTCTTGGCGGCTGGTTTCTTCGCCGCCGTCGACTTGGCCGCTGGTTTCGCAGCGGGCTTCTTCTCAGCCGGGGCCTTCGCCGGGGCCTCGGCCTTGGCCTTGTGTGGTTTCTTGCCCGTAACGATCGAGGTGTACAAGCCCTCATCGACGGCACCCGTCGGAGTCAGGTCGTGAGCGGTCTGGAAAGCCGTCACGGCTCGGAGGGTCTGAAGGCCAAAGTGACCGTCGGCAGGCCCGGGGGTGTAGCCCTGGGCCGACAACGCCTGCTGGACAAGTACCGTCGGTACCCGATCGGCCCTCTTGTAGTCGAGCAAGAACGACATCTCTTACCTCCTCATCGGAACAACGCGTCGAAAGTCTCGACGTTCACGCTACCTGTCGGGGTGATTCCCCGCTTTCGTTGGAACTGCTTGACCGCCGAAGCGGTCTTACGGCCAAAGATGCCGTCAGGAGATCCGCAGTCGAACCCGAGTGCGCCGAGTCTCGACTGCGCGGTCTTGACCGCCCCACCCCTGGACCCTCGCGTCAGCGGCTTGCGTGCCACCTCGGCCTTCTGGGCGTTGATCGCGGCGACGATCCCGGCCCAGTCCATCTTCGGCTCCGGGGCGTCGGGTAGTTCCACCGCTTCGCCGCGCAAGGCCGGAGCATCGAACCAGTCGACCCCGGCTCTCGGTTGGTGGTGCCACCACTCTCTTGCCTTGATGGTTGGCACCACGCCATAAGACGTGGCGATCGTGTTGATGTCCGGCTTGGAGAGGGACTTCGACACCTGGGCCAGATCCACGGCGTAGCAGAAGCCGTCGGCCTGTTCCATGTGCCATGAGCCTCGCCAGATACCCTGCCCGTCGAGACCCTTAGGACCGAAACGCCGTCGGGGGTCAGCGGCCAAGTTTCCTTTTCCAGAACGGTAGAGGTTGAAGAAATGTTGCTGCTGGGCTAGCGATCTACAGGCCGAGGAGACCCGCACCCGGTTCTTGATCCTGGTGTCGGAGAAGAACGCCTCCAACCGCTTGACGAACCTCGGGTGGAGCAGGTCCAGGTGAACGGTGCTCTTAGTTGTTGGGATGTCCATCATCGCCTCACCGACGGAGCCTAGCCTCTAGCCGGAGAAGACTTGAGTGGCGAGCAGTAGACCGGCGTGATCGAGAACCACGTTGACGGTGGGAACGGGGCCGGTAGGCGACGACACGCTCACCGCCGTTCCCGCTGTGACCCCGGTGACATCGCCGGTCGTCGGCGCGGCCCAGATCAGCCCGGTGGTTTCTCCCGAGTCGGCGGTCAGGACGTAGGTGTCGGTCCCGACGCTGAGCACCTGAGCGGTGTTGCTGCCGGTTCCCGCCAAGACGTCGCCCTTCGCCGCCGTATCGAGCGTCAAAGAAAGCGCCCCGGAAGTCCCCCCGCCTTGGATGCCGTTCGAGGTGGACACCGCCGTGATGTCCCCGGTGGAGACCTGCTCGACGCGCTGTGAGATACGGCTCGGCATGGCTGCCTCCTATCCGAAGTAGGTCACATGGATCACCGAGTCGGACGACACGGCGATGAACTTCACACTTGCCATCGACGAATAGAGGTCGAGAACTGAGTAGGGGTTCAGATAGTGACCCACCGAAGCCGTGGGGGTGCCCCACCGGACCCGGACAGGTTCGGCCCCGTTGGTGACCAGGGCATTCAACGCCCCCGCGGGGACCGAGGCGAGGGGCACGGCGGTACTCGACACGGTGAGCGCCTCGTCGCCCTTCACGACCCCGAAGTCGGATGCGCTGGCTCTGGCTCTGCTCATGCTGGCCCTCCTATCCTATTTCCTCAGGTCGGAAAGCGTCCGAGGAACACATCGTGTACGGGCCGTTTGCGTCGACGTAATGGAGAAACGCCTGAACTTGGTAGAACTCGTATGGCGCTTGTAGGGGCGCTCGCCAATGAGGGGTGTCACAACCCCGGTAGATAATCAAGTCGCCGGGCTTCTGTGTGATCTCCTCTCCGTCGATCCAAAGAGGCCAAATAACGTCGCTGCTCGTCCCGATGAGAAGCGATGCCGAAACCTCGCACGCCGCCCGATCAACGTGACTTTCAAGAATCGCCCCGTCCCGGTAGACCCGGAAGTAGGTGTAGGTCGGGAGGAGATCAAACCCGACAGCCTCCGTCATCACCGGAAGCATTTGAGCGTGGAGGAAGTTCATCACAGCGTCTTTGTATTTCGACAGGATGCCCGGAGACTGGTTGTCGTTGAAGGTGCCCGTCTGCCTGTCGTCTGCGTCGGAGTTTTGGTGGATGGTTTCCCAACGGTGGTTCTGAAGGATCAACTGGTCTTGGCCGTTGAGCCGGATAGCGTCCTCGACCCACAGGGCGTACCGGATTACGAAGTCCAAGTCGGTGGCCGAGATACCCGACGGGACGATCGTGTAGTAGTCGCCTTCGGCGGGAGCCTGCCAGCGGGCCAGTTTCATTGTTCGGGCACGAAGCCGTAGAAGATGTTGAAAACGTACCGATCCACGACCGTCGGAAGGCTCCGATGGGCGTGAGTCCACGCTGCCGGGAAGATCACCCCGCGCCCTTCGACGGGGGCGACCTTGATGTCCTGCTCGGAGAACTCCAACTCGCCACCGCTGGGGCAAGTGTTGAGGAACATGCTGAACGTCAGGTGGCGACCTCCGAGTTCTCCGGGGCCTCCGTCGGAGTGGACGCCGTGGTACGCCTCGCCCGGCCTGTATCTCAAGACGTTGTATCCCTCGACCATTCCGAACCGGGGCACGTTTCCGGCGTGCTTTCGTTCGCCGACGTAATGATCCAAAGACTCCTGGGCGAAGGCGAGGATGGGTTCGTGTTCAACCGGGGGCGACTCAGCGAGAAAGTGGAGTTGGTCGGAGTCCCGTGAGTAGAGATCCTTACCGCTCGTCGTGAGAGACTGGTTCCAACGAAGCGACCGGTTCGCGTTCATAATCGACTCAGGGCAGCAGGTCGTTTCGGTCATCTGATACTGGCACACGAAACGGTCGATCCACACCGGACTGAGGGTGTCTACGGCAGAAGTAAGCGTGTCGGTCATCCAGGTACCCATTCACCCTCATGGCGGGTAGCGCCCGGCTCGAACTCGTAGCCCTCCGGGTGGATCTGGGGCAACCAACTTTCTGTTTCTTCATCCCAATAGTGGTCGCCGTCGGCGGGAGGTGGTGTCGGTGGTTGGGCGCGACCGTCGGCGTCGATGCTGTACCCCTTCGGCACCACCGGATCGTAGAAGGCGTCACGGGCTGCGTCGTAGACCCAACCGATGTGAGCCATGTTCAAGCGAAGCGGTCTGTCCTCGGGGTGGAACCCGTTGATCGTGTTGTATGAGGTTTGCTTCCAGTAGGTACCAGTAGGCACCTCATCCCCGAAGGTTGCCTCAAGGAAGGCGACGCCTTTCGCTTCGCTCTCGTTGTTGCTGAACCGGGCGTCGAACAGTTCCTCGTCAGCCACGACGAGGACATTGACGACCACATTGTCGGAGTTGATCTGCGCGAAGTGAGCCATCAGGTCGGATACCTCACGACTACAAACCCGGAGCCGCCTGCCCCGCCGGGTTGAGCGGCGGCGGTTGGCGCTCCGGGGCCACCGCCTCCCCCGCCACCGCCGAGGTTTGTTGACCCTGCGGTACCTGCGGTAACCGGTCGCGGGGTGGTCGGCCCTGGGCTACCCGGCCCACAGTCGCCTGAGCGACCGCCCCCGCCGGGACCGCCGATGTTGTAGTGGATGTTGGGCAACAACGGCCCCTCACAGGAACCTGCGCCGCCACCGCAATAGAGGATCGGACTTCCGGTTGAGTGGCTGTTCGCCAAACCTGCGCCGCCGGTTCCGAAACTTCCCGCCGGGTCAACCGCTCCGCTGGTCGGAGGACCGCCTCGCCCTGCGCCGCCCATTCCCCCGCCACCACCACCACCGCCGCTTGGCAGACCGTATGCCGCTGGGCCGTCGTAGCCGTAATACCCGTGATGAGGTATGTACCAAGTGCCCCCGCCTCCGCAAGCCCCGTCCCAGCCGAGCATGTAGCCCGCTGCCGGAGTTCTAGGCGTGCAGTTACCAGCCCCCCCTCCACCACCGATGATGAAGTTCACACCGCTGAACCCCGACGAACCGCCGATCCCACCGGCTCGGGTGGGAGCAGGAGTGTACGAACCGCCTGCTCCGGCAGTACCGCCAGCGCCAATAGTCACGGGGTAGACGCCGTTACCTGCTGGCCCGCCTGTCGATGAAACGCTGAGAGGGATGACAAGTAGACCGCCACCCCCGCCCCCTGCTCCCCACTGGTAGCCGTATTGGTCGCCCCCTGCTCCACCGCCGCCCCCTGAAATAATCATCAGGTCAACATCCTTCTGCCCGGCAGTTACCGTGAAAGTCCCCGACGAAGTGAAGCGATGAACGGAATACGACCCGTGGCTTCCGGTTGTACCTCCCGAAGCCGAGAACGGTGGGGGCGCACCCGGAGCGTCGGTTGTTACCGAAGCCCCCGGCGAATAGGCGCTCTGCCCAGCAGCGTTGACCGCTGCGACGTAGTAGGTGTAAGGCGACGAGAAAGCACTCTCGCCGTCTTTGTACGAAGTCGTCGTGTCACCCGTGTCGTAGACGATCTCCGTGGAGTCACGCTTGATCGAATAGCCGACGATGGCCGACCCGCCCGGAGTCCCCGGAGCAGACCACGACAGGCTCGCCACCGACGAATCGCTGACCGCCGCCGCGCTAAGGCTGCCCGGCGCTCCGGGCACCGTGAGCGGAGTGACCGCCGACGAAGCCGACGAAGCGTCACCGGTGCCGACCTCGTTGATGGCCGACACTCGGAAGGTGTACGCGGTGCCGTTGGTCAGACTGGTCACCGTGTACGAGGTCGAAGCCGAGCCGGTGTCGGCGGTTACGTCCGACCACGACCCGGAGTTTTTCTCGACCTTGTAGCCGGAGATCGTCCCGTTGTTCTCGGCTCCCGCTGTCCAAGTCAAAGTGACCTGGGTGTTGCCCGCCGTTCCCACGACCTCGGACGGCGCGCCCGGCAGGGCTGCCGGAGTTCCGAACGCCCCTGAGGTCCAGTTGGAAACCTTGGTGGCAGGGAACCGGCGTTGGATGTCAGCCATGACTC